TATAATCTATCTTTGGGGAGATAACCATGGCATTTCAAGTCAGTCCAGGCGTAAATGTATCTGAAATTGACCTGACTACGGTTGTTCCAGCTGTATCTACAACAGAAGGAGCCTTAGCTGGCGTCTTCCGTTGGGGCCCAGTGAACACACGTATTCTTGTTGATTCCGAGGCATCGCTAGCAAGCCGTTTTGGCAAACCATCAAATTTCAATGCTGAAACTTGGTTCACCGGCGCAAACTTCTTATCATATGGCAACAAATTGTATGTTGTTCGTACAGCTAACACATCTGACGCTACAGGCGCCAACGGTGTTTTGACTGCTATTGCGAACACCAGCTCTGTTGCAGACCTTTCATCTTACGTTATTACTAACGAAGACGTATACTACAGTCTTGATGAAGTTGGTCAATTCGCTACCGACTCGCAAATTAAATTCGCTGCAAAGTATCCAGGTGCGCTTGGTAACTCGTTGAAAATTTCTGTTTGTGATTCTGTCAGCGCATACAACTCAACAGCTAACTTGGTGACAAGTTCTGCTATCGATTCTAACACTGCAAAGACATCGTTCAGTATCTCTGTCGGTTCTAACACAGCTGCAATTGCAATCGCTAACTCATCTACCGGTACATCTGCTAACACATCTGCTGTCGCTTCTGCGTTGACAGGAACATTGGTTGTTGGTGACTACCTTGAGATCGGCAACACAAGCATTGGCAAGCAGTACATGAAGATTACAAGCGTTAGTAACGCTGTTGTTAACTCAACTAGTGGTCTTACAACGCTGACAATCGGTTTCGATGACATCTACACGTTGTCGTCTAACTACAGTTCACAGAGCGTTTCGCGCTACTGGGAGTATTTCAACTCTGTGTCAAGAGCTCCTGGCGTATCTGACTACCAATCTAATTTTGGTAACAGCGCTGCAGTTGATGAAGTACACACAGTTGTCGTTGACGAAAACGGTTCGTTCACTGGAATCCCAGGTACAATCTTGGAAGTTTTCCAAGGTATGTCTCGTGCTAGCGATGCTAAAACAATCGATGGCGCTACGAACTACTACAAGAACATTATCAACCAACAATCGAATTATGTCTGGTTTATGAACCCACGCGCTGCGTCGGAATCTAACACAGCTATCAATTTGGTAAACTCTGCATTCTCTATTCCATCATCTTTGAGCTTTGTCTCTGGTGCTGATGGTGATGGTGAGGCTAATGTTCCTATGGCTATCTTGGCAAAAGGATATGATCAGTTCGCATCTGCTGAACAAGTTGACGTATCTTTGGTGTTGCAAGGTAAAGCACGTGGTGGCTCTGTTGGCGAGCAATTGGCTAACTACATCATCGATAACGTTGCTGAAGCACGTAAGGATTGTGTTGCGTTCGTGTCTCCACGCCGTGAAACAGTTGTTAACCACGTTGGTTCTGAAGCAAGCGACATCATTGCATTCCGTAATGCAATCCATAACAGCTCATATGCGTTTATGGACACTGGCTATAAGTACCAATATGACAAGTATAACGACCTCTATCGTTACATTCCATTGAATGGTGACGTTGCAGGTTTGGCAGTTCGCACTGACAGCCAACGTGATCCTTGGTTCTCACCAGCTGGTTTCAACCGCGGTCAGATCAAGAACATCATTAAGCTGGCATTTAACCCAAGCAAAGCAGAACGTGATATCTTGTATAAGGCCGATGTTAACCCAGTTGTTACATTCCCAGGCCAAGGTACAGTATTGTTCGGCGATAAGACATTGCTCGGTAAGCCATCTGCATTCGATCGTATCAACGTACGTCGCTTGTTTATTGTTCTAGAAAAAGCAATTGCTACTGCTTCGAAGTTTACATTGTTTGAATTCAACGATGGTTTCACTCGTGCACAATTCAAGAACTTGGTTGAGCCATTCTTGCGTGATGTACAAGGTCGTCGTGGTATCTACGAATTTAAGGTTGTTTGCGATGAGACCAATAACACTGGTGAAGTAATCGACAGTAACCGTTTTGTAGGTGACATCTATATCAAACCAGCACGTAGTATCAACTTTATCCAGTTGAACTTTGTTGCGGTTCGTACAGGTGTTCAGTTCTCCGAAGTCGTTGGTAAATTCTAAGAATAAAAGATAAGGAGAAACAACATGGCATTTAACGTAAATGAAATCAGAAGCCAGCTCACCCTTGGTGGTGCTCGCAACTCTCTGTTCCAAGTTACAATTCAAAACCCAGCTAACTCGATCGCTGATTTGAAGGTGCCCTTCCTTGCGAAGGCATCTTCTATCCCAGCAGCGACGTTGGGTTTGATCGAAGTTCCATACTTCGGTCGTAAAGTTCGTCTCGCTGGCGATCGTCAATTCGGCCAATGGGCTGTCACGATCATCAACGATGAAGACTTTTTGATTCGTAACGCAATGGAAGAGTGGTCCAACAAGATCAACAGCTTCCAAGGAAACCTTCGTGGTTTCGGCGCTGCTAGTCCCTTACTATATAAAGCACAGGCTCAAGTAATTCAGTATTCAAAGACTGGATTGCCAATCCGCACATATCAGTTCAACGGTATTTTCCCATTGGAAGTATCCGCAATTGAACTAGACTGGAATTCGACAGATCAAATCCAAGAATTCCAAGTCGTGTTTGCTTACGATTGGTGGGAAATTAGTGGCGGTATCACTGGCGACGCTGGTGGCGCTTAATATTATGGAGGCCGGCTTGTCCGGCCTCATTAATTGGAGATAATCAATGGCAGAGTTCCTAGGGTTCGAATTCCGTCGTAAGGCCCCTGTAGTAGCACAGGACTTAGACGAATTCATACCAAAACAAAATGATGATGGCGCAGTTGTTGTAGCTGCGGGTGGTTCCTATGGGACAGTTGTTGATTTAGAAGGTGCAGCGAAGAACGAAGGTGAGTTAGTCACCAAGTATCGCGAGATGATTACGCACCCAGAAGTCGACGCAGCCGTCGACGATATTGTCAATGAAACAATTGTAACAGATGACAAGGATGCAGTCGTATCAATTAGCCTCGATAAGGTCGATGAGCTACCAGATACAGTTAAGGATGCAATCCAACAAGAATTTCAAAACATACTGACACTACTCGACTTTGAACATCAAGGCTATGATGTATTCAAACGTTGGTATGTTGATGGTCGCTTATACTATCATGCGATCATCGATAAGAAGAATCCTAAAGACGGGATTCAAGAATTACGCTACATTGACCC